GAAAGAAACCGTATAACGCTCGTCTTTCTGATAAAAAGGTTAATACTCTTGTTGAAGTGCGTATGCAAGAAATTGCTAAAAAAGAAGTAGAAAATAGCCTCAAAGTACTAACTTCTCGTAAATATTTATTTACTAGATATAGTCCTATAAGCAATGAGTTTACTGCTTTATCGCCACCTTCTGATTTGATAGATTGGACTGGTCATGTCGTAGAAATATCAAATATTCATAAAACAGATATAGAAACAAGAGCTAACGTACCACAAGATGATGATCCATTAACCATGGGTGATGAGCAGAAATTAGATAACGATGGTACAAATCAACTTATGATAGGTGATGCCATTAACGGTTATAGATGGAGTGATATCATATATATTAAAAGTGTAAGTGCACAATTAAGACTAAGATCATTTGTCTTGGATGAGAACCAACAATTAGATATGTTTCAGACCGTAAAAGTAAAATATGCATTTGTTTTATGGATAGATGATCAAACCGAAGTATTTGATCCAAACGTCAAACCAGATGCAGATCAGTTATTAAGAATGGACCCTTGGGGGTATAAATCGTCATTAGACACTGTATTAGCGATGAGATTTAATTCATTAAAATCACGCATATTATGTCAAGGTGAAACGATATTAAACATGAATGATAACCAAACTTCAGAAAAATATACAGTTATTTATAAGAAGTTCAATAAACCAATACAGCTTGTCTATGATAGCCAGAGTCAAAACGGTCAAAAATGTAATAAAAAGATATATTTTGTAGCCCGTTCTACAGTACCAGCGAATGCGGCATATAACGATGTCAAACCGTCATTATATGTATGTACCAAAATTAATTATTATGAAGCCTAATTTATATTAGATTTGTATAGAAAATTCCAGAATAATTGGTCGAAAGGCCAATTATTAAAAAACGAAGTTTTTTGTCGGCCGAAGGCCGAACCTAAAATACATAATTTATATAGTTTTTTTTTTGACCCCCATATACTCAAACCTTTAAGTAGTAAAATTTAATAAAAGTACTTAAAGGTAATTTAACAGCCACACTTTTCTAAATTCAGCTCTTGACTTGTTTAGAGTTGTATGAAGTACAATTAATATGTGTAACTCTTTAAGTAGTTTTGGAGTAAAAAATTTGCGATGACCAGATTTTAAACTACTTAAAGAATTAACAACAATGGGGGTAAAATAAAATAAAAAAAAAGATATTGGTACCAAAAAAAATGTACCCATATATATTAAAACCTTTAAGTAGTTTTTCCAACCAAACAGAAAATAAAAAATGTACCACATGGAGTTTTTTTTTACTTCCTGACTTTCCGTTAAGGAAAAAAAGTCAGGGAGACAAAAAAAAACGAGGTTTTATAATTTCGATATTTCCACGACGCCAGGGGCGTCCATTTATTTGGCGTCTAATTCGGAGGTTGAACTGCCTCCAATTTCAGTTATGTCCCACCTGTCCTCAGAAATTTTCGAGGTGTCTGGTTTAAAATTTGCAAAACAGATAAGATGTGGACAGTTACCAACAACCATGTCGGCTTCATATTTGGGGCTGAAAAAACAAGCATTTTTAATTTCTTCAATTCCAGCCCAACTTATGTAACCCTCGCAAGAGCGAGGAATGTCTAGAATAATAATTTCAGGGTAGTCTCCATGCTTTTCAACATACTTAACAATGCCATATTTCATGTCAGAACCTTTTCCTGACAAAATAAGAGCTTCATGTTTGACAACTAAGTATTTGCAAAAAGTGGACTTCCCGACACAGCCAATAGCTTCCCAATACCAATAAATTGTACGGTCATTAGGTTCAGCTATAATTACGTCAATTATTTTTTTTTGCCAATTATATAGTTTTGTTGCGTCTAATATTTTAATTGGCTTTTTAATTTTAATACCTTGGTTCCAAATGCGACCGCCAGGTTTTCGTTTTTTGGGGTCCGAGGCATATGCAATAGACTGTTTAACTTTTGTAGACTTCCGCCAGGAAAGTTTTGTAGAGAATAAATTTTTCGGTCTCACTTTGTCAGGAAAAGACATATGTCCTTGCAAATGAGGTGTACCAGTACTTGGAGCAATTTCTTCTTGAAAAACATAAATAATAGAACTATTGGAACTATTGGAAATTAGCTCTTTAATGTCAGTCTCAGTATAATTATTAAATGTAAACCTCCAGTGTTTAGAAGGGCTAATTTGCTTCTTTTTAGGGGGGAGTCTAGTATTACCACTCCCCCCGGAACTATTGGAACTATTATTATTCATTATATTAAACGGTGTCATTTATTCTTTAAGTAGTTTTCCGCGCCAGGGGCGCGTTCAAATTTTATATAGAATATGTTACTAATATTAATATAATGCCTAATGCCCAAAGAAATGGAAAAACTGTCTGGCACAGAGGCCGCTTCAGCGGCGCCATTAGCAAGCGAACTTCCGGAGGAAGCCGAAGACCTAACACCAAGTACAGAAAGAAACCGTATAACGCTCGTCTTTCTGATAAAAAGGTTAATACTCTTGTTGAAGTGCGTATGCAAGAAATTGCTAAAAAAGAAGTAGA